TATAGAATACTTAAGAAGTGGTATATATAAAGAGCCGATCTATACAGAATCACGTGGCACCTTGGAATTTTGGAATCCTACAAATTGCTGATTTAAATATTTAATTGAACTGCAATTAACTTAAATAATTAACGGCAGTGATGTGAAGTATGAAACATATTAGAACTGCCTCTTTGGTCAGTGTAATTAGCTTTGATACTTGACAATATGATAAACTTACCGTAGCGTATTGGAAAACGCATATATTTATGCAGACATAATCATCTTTTTATTTAAACCGGGTAATGTAGCTAGGTTGCTATTGATATCAATTTGAATAATTTCATGAAAGCAGGAGGATATCCAAATTTTAATAGACTCAGTATCTTTTATAATGAAGTTGTCTTCAAGTATCATTTGTATTATATCAATGACTGGTTTTTCACAAGTCTTCATAAGTTGATCAAAGAAAGACATATGTATAAGTTTATAGATTTCTTCCTCGGCAGGACGAGTGCGATGCTGATAATATCCCAATTCGTAATATTGCCATTGTTTATCTTTTGCAACACGAAGCATGAAATGTAATAATGGTATAGTAAGGCGTTGGAATACATGATATATTTCATTCGATAGTATTAGGGCAAGTTTAGATAAGCGTGTATGATTTACTTTATTATAAAGTGCATGATATGGTGCCAAAGGAAGGCATATCCAATCGTATATAAGATGGGGAGTTATATGTGTTCTATTCATGGGTAACATCTACCATAGGATACAGTCTAATCAATTTTTATGCGCGAGGGTTAAGAGTATATATATGATATTATATATGCCAAGTATTTCGGGTATGATACTTGATATAAGAGAACAATCTCTACGTGCTCTTTTAGATTCACATGTAAAACAACTCCCTGTTGGGGATATATGGATTGGTACAGCAAATGATGATATATGTGAAAATGGTATTATTCTAGAAAGAAAAACAGTTACTGATTTAGAAGCAAGTATTCTTGATTCAAGGTACAGAGAACAACGGAGTCGTATGATATCATATGCGAGTGAAAAGAAAGCATCTGTTGCATATATTATTGAAGGAACATTCGAAAGGGGTTCAAATGTTCGCCTTGAAAAGAAAGCACTTTTAAAACATATAACTCGCCTTTGTTTACGATATCATATTGCAGTATTTTATACATTAAATGTACAAGAAACTGCTGACCTTTGTCACTGTATTCATGAGCAATGGGTAGACGATAAGACTACATTTCAACAGCCGACCTCTATGACGTATATTGAAACAAGAGGTAATACAAGGCAAGCAAATACAGATGACCCAACCGTATTTGCTGTAAGTGTAGTAAGTTGTTGTCGTGGAATAAGTAAATCTGCAGCAATGGCTTTATTACAAGCATTTGGTTCCCTTCAAGGAGTTTTAAAAGCAACAAAAGAAGAACTTGCAGCAGTAAAAGTTGGGGATAAAAAGTTTGGTTCTGTTAAAGCAACACGTCTTCATTCCCTTCTTTCAGCAGAAACACTTTCATTTACAGTAAATTCTACTGGTCCTAGATTTTTGGAGGATGACGTAATACCAAACTAAATAGACCATAAATCAGCAAGGACACTTGATTTTGCTGTTTGCTGAGCGCCGGAGATAGGGTGTAATGTTCGACCAGGGCCAGGGCGATCCATTGTTTTTAAAAAGGATTCAGGTGGTTTATAATCTGCAGGTGTGCGTGGAGGAGCGGGAGCAGTTGCAGAACCAGAAGCAGAACCAGAACCAGAAGCATACGAATCCGAAGGAGTACTTGAATTTAACAAGAAATTAATTGCTTCATTGAATTTAACATCCTTTTTTATAGCTGGTTTTTTCTTTTCAGAGATTTTTGCGTTTGATTCTGCTTCACGTAACATAGCTTGAACAATAGGGTTTTGATTTGTTATATATGCTCCTTCATGATGTTTCCATGATATATATAGGAGATTTGGCCAAGTAAATTTAACTTCAAATCCAGATTGACGTAATTGAAATACTATATATACAATGCAATCCTCCATATCAATTTTAGGAAGGCCAATTATAAAGGGTGGGACAGTATATAAAACAGAACAGGTACTTATAGGTAGTTGTGAGGATGAATAAATCCGATGATAAATCTGTTGTAAAAGAATATTGTAAGAACGAAGTCGAGCAAAGTCCCTCCGTTTCCTGCGATCATATAAATCCATTGGTTCAAGTTTCGGGACATGAATTACATCCTTCTTTGGCTGACCTCCGCCAAACATCTACGGACGTTATATCTTTTATTCCTCGTATTCCACCACGTATTCTTGCGTTTTGTGGAGGAGGTGCGCTTTGTCTTGCACATATTGGTGTATTAAAAACTCTTTCAAAATATGGACTACTTACATCAGTAAAAGAATGTATAGGCATAAGTGCTGGAGCTATCATATCTTTATTATATCTGCTTGGATATACATTGGATGAAATAGAAAGACTTAGTTTAGAACTTGATTTTACATGTTTTGCTCCTTGCTTTGAACCAAACATGTTAGTTAGTTTATATACATCTTGGGGACTTGATACAGGAAATACAGCAGAACGTTTTTTACGTTCTCTTTTTACAACAAAAGGTATTTCACCTGATTGTACTTTTGCTGATTTAAATAAAAGGGGTATACGATTTCGTTGTTATGCAACAGAAATTCAAACAGCACATATTAAAGAATTTAGTTTTAAACAAACTCCTACTACATCTGTTGTATTTGCTATTCGGGCAAGTATATCTATACCCATTGTATTTACACCTGTAAAGGATTCAAATGGAAATATGTATATGGATGGGGGTATTGTTCATAATACTCCTTTGATATTTTTACAAGAATCTGAAATAAGAGATACGTTATGTATTTATTTTGATACATCGCACAAAGCAATGGGTGATGTATCAATTCTTGATGCATGTAAATGTGTATATACATCTATAACACGTATACGTAATGAATATTTATTAAAAAAATATAAGAAATATATTATATATGTACCTATGATGGGTGAGCTAGCTGTACGTGATTCATATTCATTAGAATATAAACATAGTATTATAAAAATTGGTGAAAAAGCATGCGAAACATTTTTAAAAACAAGACCTATTCATCGTCATAGACGATTTTCAGCTATGTAGACCATTATACATTTGAAGATAACCACTCTTCCCATGCTGATACACTCCTGTCACCCTTATATTCTACACTGGTTCCATCAGACTTTCTTAATATCATTGTCGGAAAGCCTTTTACGCCTGCCTGAGAAACAAGTTCAGGATTTGTATCTGCTTCTACCATTTTCACAGAGACGGTTTTGTTTTGAACAGTTACTGTCCCAGAAGAACTCCATTTGGAAAAAATAGGTTTTACTGTTTTACAGTGAGGGCACCAATCTGCATAATAGAGGGTGAAAGTATCGCTATCGGCAAATCCTTCGCTATGATGTCCCTTACGAAAATATACATATGCTAATACAAGGGCAGCAACGAGTACTACGCCAAGCAGAGGGTATACAACATCTGTTGTTTTCATATTTTTCATCTATACTACAAGATTATTATTTTTATGTTGCTTTCAACGTAGAGCGAATACATAATAGTTTTTCATTTACATCATTTTTCCAACGGATTGTCGTGCTAACTGTGCCAGATAATCCTGATGGAAATACAGCAGATGTGCTTCCATCGTGTGTTCCTGGTTCCAGTGGACATAGAATAGAATCACACAGGGGGGCAATTGTTGGGCTTAACGGAATAAAATTATATGTGACAGATGTAGTAGTTGAACCTGATAGGATAGTTTCATAATTTGTATAAAATAAATTAAGTGTTACATTCTCACCTGATTTAATTACATCTATAGGGCTTTGTGATAGACTTTGAATCATAAATTTTGTCATAGGTGTTCCACAATTTATAATAGAAGCATATATATTTAAACTCGCAAATATGCTAAGTAAAAGTAACTGCATCTTGCTAAGGATATACGGTACATTATGTTTAGGCAGGTCTAAGCTTGAATCATATAGTATGTATTATATGAATTCAAAAATTGTGTTTTCAAATGGAAAATGGATATCAGTGCGACTTCCTGTGGGTAGAGATTCTTCTTGGACATCTTCCGCTGAATGGATGTATGCAAATGCGTGGGTTTCTTCTATTGAGATAGGTATGACAGAAAATAGAGCTGAACAAGTTGCCGAGGCAATTGTATTTAAATATTTATACCCTGGTGTAACATATGATACATATTTAACAGCAGATATAAAAAGATGTTATGTTAAAAATCCCGAGGAAACATCATAAGAGACCATAAAAATAGAAAAAAGAGTGCTGTAGATAAAAAGAATCCTGCGGGTGTAGGACTCCCTCCTTCAGCAACTGTGAAAAATCTGCCTAAAATGCTTTGGAGTAATTTATATGTTTCTGGATTAGCTATTAAAAAAAAGACAAGTGTTGTATATGCTGCATATTTTGCCTTTAATGCTATATTTACAGAATAGCGTGACCCATCTGATTTAGGAGTTGCTTGGTTCATCTAATACACTATGAAACTTTATATATAGATATAAAAAGAATACTACGCCGATAGGAATACCTTTTCCGTCGGTAGGTCCTATGAACACCTTTTCATTTACATATACTTCAAGTGGAAGACCTAGGTTTGCAATTGTATGAACCATTTTATTGGGTATCATATGTATTAACTCCTCTAAGGAAGTTATATGAGATACCTCTATGGGAAGAGGACCTTTTTTATCAACATGTTTTAAGATATCTTCCATTGTTGTTATACATTCCGAAGTACAAGCATGTAACACTTCATCAAATACTTCTTTTGTTTTATAAAGGGGTCGAAGGGAAGTAAACATATGAAGAAAGATAGATTCTGTTAAAGAACGAATTGTTGGCCCATCTTCAATAGAATATATATCGGCTAAAAGGGCATTTGTATACGGATATATTTTAGGAAGTTCTTTTTCTATCTTTTTTAAAGATAATTTTAAATCCTTTTCAGATTGAAAGAGAATATCTTTTGGAATAACCTCATAGAGTGATGGATGTCGTCTAAGTATTGCTGATAACCTGTCTTTCCCAGCTTCAATATCTGAAAGGATAGGTTCTACATCTCGAAATATATACTTTAAACTTTCAAGCTCTTCTTCTTTTAGGAATAATACATGTTGAATTGCTTTTAAAAAAGGTTCTATACCTTTGATTTTTCCTAATTTAAATTCGATGGCAGAATACATAGAAGAATGCCACTCTGGTTCTTTTGATGTAACAAAGCTAAATGCTTCTTCTAAGGTAGTATCGCACCCGAAGAGTTCAAGTATGGTTTTTAATACTCTTTCACGATCATGTGGTTTTAATAGCTTTAGATGTTCTTGAGCTGTATGGAGAGCACGACTTATTTCATCACGAATATCTTCTACTGAATCTGGTTCACGTGAACCACCTATTTTAGGCAGTGGTTTAAATTGTGTTTTTGGGAGAATATCAGGCGAGTGTGTTGTATAATCAGGTTCACGTGTAGCAGCTTTTGAATTAAAAATCTTATCTACCAATTCTGTGTGAATTCCAACACTATTGATACTCTTTGGCCCAGTTTGAAGAGAATCAAATAATATATTTTCAGCATCTTGTATGTGTTCTAAATTATTGTATTCCTGTATAGCATATTTTAGCATATCCTCATATGCTGCTCTTGAATTAGCTGGATGTGTTTTCTTTGCACCTAGTTTTGCTTTTGCTTCTGCTTCATTTTTGGATGTTTCAACAGACTCACGTATATACTTAAAATAATTATCTTTCCAGTTATTTGCTTTTGGTATATTTGCGTTATGTAAAAGAAGCCAGTGTCTTCTTAGAAAATAGTAAATCCAATCTAAATTTTCTTCTTCTTTAATAACAATTGTTTGTTGATTGCTCGAATATAATATACAATGTCTATTTTTTGCTTTAAGTACATATAAAAATGTCTTAAGATTTGAAAGGAGTTCCGTTTTTATATCAATATCAAGATTTGGTCCTGGAAACAGCTTACGTAATTTTGTTAGTTCCTCTTTTAATAAACAAATACGACGCTGTATTGCCTTTATTAATCCATCGACAAGTGCTTTATTCTTATGACATGGAACTTTATCGTAAGGAGATAACTTTGTAAAAGCAATACGAAGTTTGTCGATATGTTTTTCCTCTTCTTTTTCTTTTTTAGAATCTAACTCACTTTTTTTGACAACAGGAATAATATCTGGGGTTTTTTCGTACTCTACTGTATCTGTTACAGTATCAAGAATTTTTAGATTGAATATAAATGTAAATAAGTCTCTCATAATCTTTTTTTCTTTAGGGCTAAATTCTTTGAGATATAATTCGTCAAAATCTTTTCGTGTTTTATATGTAACAGGTTCATAGGAAAGTTCAGTATTTGCAGGGTATCCAGTATCAAATGCAGAATTATATATATTAAACATGTATCCTGCTCCTGCTGGTGGTGTTGATGATGGTGGTAGTGGTACTGTTGATGATGCTGGTGGTACTGTTCCTCCTCCTTTTTTTGATGTTCCTGGTGTTGATGCTGTTGATGATGTTGGTGGTGCTGCTGTTGATGCTGCTGTTGATGCTGCTGTTGATGTTGGTAGTGCTGTTGATGCTGGTGATGATGTTGGTAGTGCTGTTGATGCTGGTGATGATGTTGGTGGTGCTAGTGCTGTTGATGCTGTTCCTGGTGGTAGTGCTGCTGTTGATGCTGTTGGTGATGCTGTTGCGGTTGATGATGTTGGTGGTGCGGTTGATGTTGGTAGTGCTGTTGATGCTGTTGATGATGTTGGTGGTGCGGTTGATGTTGGTAGTGCTGTTGCTGCTCCTGTTCCTGGTGGTAGTGCTGCTGTTGGTGGTACTGATGACGATGATGTTTTTGATGATGCTGCTGTTCCTGGTGGTAGTGCTG